CAGGTTATAAAGACATAGACCCAGAAGCGTATAACCTGATGGAGTACAAGATTGGCGCGTCAAGCGTTCAAACCCCCAGCGACATAGATCCTTTTGGGACTGACTTTAACGCTGACCCTTTTCACGCAAAAGACGCAAAAAATTTATTTATGTACTCTGGCATTCCGCAAAGTTTTGACAACTTGTTATTAACAAAATTTTTTAAAGATAAATACGACACTGATTACGTTAACGATGTAGATAAATACAGTTCGTTTGACGGCCAGTTAGTAAAAACTGGCATGAGCGCTGTTGATAGCATGGATCAGAAAAGCAAAGAAAGGATTCTAAAAGAATTTAACAGTTTCAAAGACGAGCTGTTTCAAAAATATTTTCCCAACCTGTACACAGATAGCTATGACGGCCCCGTTCCTTTTGATGCCGATGAAGTTGCTGCTGAGATGGGCGGCAGAAGCCAGATTCTTGGCGAAATAGGTGTCGAAGGCGAGATGGATGATATTGCAAACATCAGCCAGCTGCTTGCTGCCTCAACAGAGGCGACCCCTATTCAGTCTTTAGCTGAAGCCAAAGCTGTAGCAGAGGGCAGGTTACTTCGTTCTGGAGAGTCAATGCCTGCTGCGTTTACGGCAAGCTCCGAGCTGCAACGCGAGTTTTATGACTCATACGGAAAAATTCAAGACATCATAACGGACGCTTCTTTTGATGTGGGTGAAGGGTACTTAAACGTGCCTGTAGGGTTACCTGAAGAGTTAATTAGCCAAACGGTTAGGTCTGGTGGCTCTTTGGACACCATAGAAGAGATCGTAAATGACATTGGCCCCGTACCTTACAGCGTCGATGACGTTCCCACTAATTTGCCTGATGATGTGTTAAAAAAATTAACATTTGAATTGAAAAAACTCTACGACAAAGTGCATGGGGTTGATGTTAAATATTTTGAATCGAAGCCAACACGCGCAGTCAAGCTGGACGAGTTTGTGGGTGCGATTGTTCCGCAGCGAGAAAAAGGTATTATTGAAAAGCTAAAAGACAAGGGCTTGAAGGTTGTCACCTATACAAGTGATGCTGAGAAGCAAGAGGCAAGAAAGCAATTCAAGGACCAGATGTTTTCGATAGGAGGCGCTGGAGCTTTGGGAGGAACGGCTTACATGTCAACACAACCTGATTCGGTTAATAAAGAAGACATACCCAACTTGCGAATTGGCGGACCGCCTATTCCTTACAGACGCGGTTATCGTGGACCTATAGATCCTAGTTTTAATTACGGTCAAGCCCCTCAGATGTTTGGCAGAATGTTTGCTAACAGAGTTGGGATAGGTGCATTGCCTTTTATTGGAAGGCCTGCAACCAACTTATTCTCAAGAGGCTTTAGTAGGTTAGGTCAGTTTGGTCAGCGTCTTCCCGGCGGTAGGCAGATAGGTAATTTTCTTAATCGCATTGCAAGACCTGTTAACAGGATTACCGCGTTCCAAGACAGAATGAACCCGCAGAACGTAATGACCAGCGGAATCGGTAGATTGTTTGGTGGCGGAAACCAGCAAGGCGGCAAAGGTATGTTTGGCCTTAGAGGAAAAGGAGGCCTGCTAGGCTTTGGTTTGTTAGGCGGACGCGGAACCCCAAGGCAGGTTGCAAGACAACAATATGGCGGCTCCCCCAGCATTTTAGGCAGCGGTGCGTTTGCTTCAAGTTATGCACCAAAAATTGGTGAGGACGTTGTAACAGGTAGACAAGATTCATCGACTAGGAACGTACCGAACTACACTGGCACAATCGAAAGCGGTGATTTTGATATTTTTGACACTCCCGCTGAGCCTGCTATTGAATACTCTTTTGCCAGAGCGCCGAGAGGCTCAATCATAGGAACAAGTGGCTTTGCTTCTAACATCCCTTACGCAAGAATATCATCACTAGGCGGTGGGGGTGGATTTGGAGGCAGTGGCGCAAGTAGCGGAGGATTTGGAGGCGGTTTTACCTTCAAAAAAGAACACGCTCAAGATGCTGGCGGATAAATATGGCTACACGATTTAGACAAGCTCCTATACCTTACAGACCCGGATACCGTGGGCCAATCTACGGCCAAGCGCCACAAATGTTTGGCAGAATGCTGGCTAATAGAACCGGGATCGGAGCTATACCGTTTGCTGGTCCTAGAATGCAAAATCTAATGACCAGAGGATTTACAAGGCTTGGACAGTTTGGTCAACGCCTTCCCGGCGGTAGGCGTATAGGTAATTTTCTTAATCGACTAGCGCGTCCGGTTAACCGTGTTACTGGCATGCAAGACACGCTTGCCAATTTAACAAACCCAATGGCTATGGCGGGTCAGTTTACAGGCGGACAACGTAGAGGAGGCGGACCGCTTGGATTTGGGATCATGGGACGACGACGAGGCCAAGGCACAGGCAGAGGTGGCATTCTCGGCTTGGGACTTTTCAGTGGAGGCCAAGGCCGGGGTGCAACTGGTTTCAGCCAGATGACTCCCATGGAACGATTCTCGCGGCAACAATATCTTGAGACTGCTGGTCCTATTAGTCCGGGCGGAGGATTAGACTCGTATGGCTTCGGCATGAGCATACAGGCTCCTGACGCTGCTGGTATAGCGGCTGGTGTTGAGAGAGATGTTATCGAGAGTTTGCCTTTTGAGCAACGCAATATCAGCAGCCCTGATGGTCAAAACTATTATCAGTTAATCGACAAAGCGACTGGTAAAGTCTTCATGCAGGGCCAGCAACACCCGGACTATCGTCCAAGCGGACCTAGGATGCAAAGGATTGGCGGCGGACTATGAGCCGCAGGTGTCGGTGTAACAAACACCCCGACACCAAACTACTCAGCTCAATAATCTCACAAAGTTTTAGCGGTGGTTATCCCAAAGCCAAGACAAAGCGGCCAACTGAAAAGCGGCCATGCTGACTATCAACCCAAATAAAAACCACTCAATCATCAGTTTTGTGACTGATGCACTAGCTCGCCGTCTAGATAGACTCGATAGTTTTCACCCTCTTTGTCAAGGTCATTTACCTTGCTGCTAATGAGTTGAGGAAACTTGTTATCGTCACACTTAACGTGTCTCACATAACCTTCCTCGCCGTTGATCCGAACATGCACATGTAGCTCCCACATCGAGTTATCAAACACCCCGTAAATCACCTTACCCATTATGCCACCCTCCAGACTCTAACGGTTGCGCCGCCCAGTTTTCTTGCTGACATCTTGTACTTAAATATATTGTTCGCAGTTTGAATAAATGAGGAAACTCGTTTGTTAGTGTTTGAGTTTTGCTTGCAATCATCCAAGGAAAACAAGACGCTATCCCCAACCTGCATGTTATCCAAAAGCTCATAATGTTCTGGGTATTTGGATATTCTTCTTCCTTGTTTTTCAGGCATAGGAACATTTTTTTCTATTTTTAAATCTGTCATGCTGCCCACCTTGTTTTGCCGCGCACAATCTTTAGCGGCTGAAAGTTATTGTCTAGCTCAGACATCTTAATCTTGAACCGTTTGTTGGATTCGTTGGTTGGTCCCTGCTCTACCAAACTGGCCCACTTGCGCCCGCGCTTGAGCAGAACCACAAGACGCCAGCCGCCATAGTTGCGATACATGGTCCCAAGCTCGTAGCCATTCTTGTCAAGCCAACCTTGTGTGATTTTGTTAGGTAGTTTCATGCAGCCTCCTTTTTGCTGACAAATTCAAGAACTTCCTTTGCAATCTTGTATTCAAGGATTGCATGTTCAGGACAATGATATGCGCGACCTCTTTTGTATTTTTTGAGAGGCCGTGATCGAGTTTGTATAAGATGAGAAAGATCGTGAATGAATTCACCCCAGTCCTTGTGGGTGTTGATCGATATTTCTCCATGGCGAATCCAAGTGTATCTGTTGCCAGAGGTTTGTTTGATCTTAACGTGCGAACCAAGCTTGAACCCTGCATACTTTTTCCAGCAGCGTTTAAGAATTTGTTGAGCGATCTTGAAATCAATCACTGGTTCCTCATGAGCGAACTCAGCAAATCGAACTGCTATGTTGTTAGCAGTCAACAAGTCGTTGGTCTTTTCGTACCAGCTCATTGACTCTTTACTTACCTGCATATTCATATCTCCGGTTGTTGAATATGAGGACAGCTTACCACACCCCGTGTCCAAATGCAACTTTCTGTATATTCAAATAAATGTATACATATAGTTGCACACCGACACGGAATGTGCATAATGGTCATATTGATTAACGAAACCGGAGATTGAAAAGTGAGAATAGAAGGAAACATAGTTGAGGCAGCGGTAGGTAAAGAGTGTCACGCGACAGAGGAAGATTATCACGCCAGAGAGTACGGAGATCGTCAGGAGTATGATCCAGTTGCAGACAAAACTTTTTACAGCATCATTGCCAAGACTGAGGACGGCAAAGTCTTCAGACATCATTATGGTTTTTGTTTAGACGATTACAAAAAAGCTGAGGCGTTCGCTAACAAGATTAACAAAACAGATAGAGAGTGGGATCAAGATTGCTGGAGATTTGATCGTTACATTTATGGCTCTGTCGCTTTTCAGAAAAACGAAGTACACGCAAATTATTTGATGATGGACGATGAAGAAAAAGCATTTCACTACGGAGCAGCTTAATGAAAGTCAAATTTACTGAGCGCCCATCAACTCGCCCAACAGTATTTGGTTATGGAAAAGAGCTAAAAGGCGCTCAAGAAATTGTTGACCAGCTTGTTAAGACAGGGCGTGTTTACGGAAGGGCGATTGAGGAAGAGGGTAAAAATAGATTTTATCTTTTTAACTTCAATGAAGATCAAACGGACTTCAGAATCAGCAGTCCGAAAAGCCATAAGATTCTTGATCAGTCGAAGCCATTGTTTCTGAAGATCAAAGAAGAAGTTATCGAAAGTTATGAACAAACTATAGGGAGGTTTTGATTAGATGGTCACCGACAAAAAGCGTTTTTACAATCGCGTGCGCCGTACCTGCCTCAAGCATGATATTGATATCCAGCTTGATGGTGCGCCTAAGAACTATCGTTCAGTGCAGCTGCTCAAGGATGGCCAGCTGCTCATGGGCGATTACTCGGACGGAAGCGGACCGCTTGATATAAACTGGCAGCGACTGCATGAAGACCTAACCAAGTATGGATTCGTAGGAGGTGCGAAGTGAGCAATCCTAAAAAACAGATCCGCAACATCTACGGCTACTGCCGAGTATCAACTACTGAGCAGGCTGAGAACGGGATCTCAATCGATACCCAGCAAGAGTTGATCTCTGAGTTTGTGCGAGAAAAATTCAACCGGGATATCAGCGAGTGGTTTGTAGATGCGGGTGTATCTGGAACCGTTCCGATCATGGAACGTGAACAGTGCAGGGCGATGACGGATGTTATCGATGAGTATGACATTGTCGTTGCGACTCGCATCGATAGACTCTCGCGTAGTTGTAACGATCTGCTGCAAACGATACCGCATCTCGAAGAAAGCGGAGTGACACTTTATCTGTGTGAGCAGTTTAATGACATGCCAGTGGTCTATCCCAAAGAGATGGCCGCAAAAGGTCTGGAGTCTAAATACGACATGAACTCGTTGGTGAACCAGATCATGCTGATGGTTCTATCTGCTGTCGCTGAGATGGAGTTTGAGAACACCAAGAAGAAGTTTGCTGAGGGCAAGATTGCTTGGGCGCAACGCGGATACTCGATTGGCGGCTCCGCACCCTTTGGGTTTTGCTTCAAGGAAGAGCGCCTGCCACAAGGCAATCGAATGAAGACTCGTAAGAAGCTAGTCGAGATTCCTGAAGAGCAGGCCGTGTTGAGGACGATTGAAAAGTGCAGGCAGCGCGGTCTGGGTGCTAGGCGTATTGCCAAGCAGGTAGCAAACACCCACGCAGGTTTTGAGAACTTCACCCCCACAAAAGTGCAAAAGATTATAGCTCGCAAGTTTCAGGGAGTCGCTTCCTAGTTGTTTTTTATTGGTTATAATGCTACGACTAGATTATGACCATAAAAGACAACATACAGGCACAGATAGAAAAGATCGATGCAATCCTTTTGCTCGATTTTATCACTAGCCCTGTGCGCGAAGAATTGACCGGGATCAAAACAAATCTAGAAAGCGCGAAGTCGGATCTTAGCTGATGGCTAATATCAACGGTTGGGGCCGAGGCACATGGAACGAAGGCGCTTGGGGTACTGCTTTACCCGTTGAGCCTACGGGTCAGGCCATTACCTCTGGGCTTGGCTCTCTTTCGGTTACGGCAGATGCAAATGTCACCCTTACTGGGCTGGCCATTACCTCTGGGCTAGGCTCTGTAACCACTACAGCTGATGCAAATGTCACACTTACTGGATTAGGCATTACTAGTGGCCTAGGCGCTCCCACGGTATCTGCGAAGGCAAATGTAACGCTGACTGGGTTAGGAATAACCAGCGCATTAGGCTCGGTCATTATTCATGAAAACGAAGTAGTCGAGGTTACTGGCCAGTCGATTACTTCTGGTCTGGGCAGCGTGACTACCTCTGGAAAAGCTAATGTAAGCCCGACAGGAGTCGTTTCAACTTTCTCTATCGGCACATTCCTGATCTACGGAGAAATAGATACAGCCCAGACGGCTAATTACGCTACAATAGACGACAGTCAAACTGCAAGTTATAGTGCGGTGAGTACCAGTCAAACGCCAAACTATGAAGAAATAGAGGCAGGCCGAGATGCGGCTTAATTGACTTTTGCTATAATGCATAAAGGAGATTTATAACATGGCAACGTACGTTAATGACCTACGCCTCAAAGAGATCGGCACTGGAGAATCCAGTGGAACGTGGGGAACTGAGACAAATACAAATTTAGAGCTGATCGGTGAGGCTCTAGGTTATGCGACAGAAGGCATAACAACTAATGCTGACACTCATGCTACAACAGTAGCTGATGGCTCAACTGACCCCGGCAGAGCTATGTACATTAAGTACACCGGAACTCTTGATTCGGCTTGTACGATTACAATCGGGCCAAACACCATGACTCGAGTTCACCTTATTGAGAACGCAACTTCAGGCTCACAAAACATCATCATTAAACAAGGTTCTGGCGCAGAAATAACAATCCCTAATGGTTTTGTAAAAGCCGTGTATCTTGATGGCGCAGGGAGCGGTGCTGCTGTCACTGAGGCTTTTGACAATTTAAGCGTTGGTACTAATTTTAGAATTGGAAATGGTGCAGCAGAAGATACTTCGTTGGTTTTTGATGGGAACGCACAGGATTTTTATATTGGGTTGGATGATTCTGCTGATGACCTAGTAATTGGATTAGGCAGTACGGTAGGCACAACTCCAGCTATAAGTGTTGATGAAGATCAAAAAGTCACCCTACCTAAAAAGCTTACGGTAGATGGTGCTGACGGTGCAATAGACAATGATTATGTAGCTTTTCTTAGAAACCAAGAAGCGACAGACGATAGAAACTTTGGTCTTTATTTGGTTGCTGGTAGTACATCATCAGACGTAGCTTTCAGGATAGATAATCAAAGAACAGGCGGTGGAAATGCGTTTCATGTAAATGGAGATGGCAAAATACTAGTCAATCATAGTGCTAGTGTAAGCCAAGCTGGTGTAGCACCAACGGTGCAAGTTCATGGTACTGGTTCTGCTTCTAGCTCTATTAGCGCAACAAGAAATTCAAATGATACTGGTGGCCCTTATTTAATTTTATCTAAAAGCAGGGGTACTTCTGTAGCTGCAACCACCGTAGTTCAGGCTAATGACATTCTTGGTCAGATAATGTTTGCAGGAGCAGACGGTGGTGATCTTGCTCCAGTAGGTGCTTCAATACAAGCGTTTGTGGATGGAACTCCGGGTACTAATGATATGCCCGGAAGACTTGTATTTAGTACTACGACTGATGGAGCGGAAGCAGCAACAGAAAGGCTGCGTATCCAAAATTCAGGTATAACGCAATTTAAAACAGGTGACGCGCATTCAGGAATCGCAGAGTTTCACACCAATTCAGGTACTGGAAGTACGAGTGGGTATATTAGCTTTCATCCTCAAGGCACGGTTAGAGCCTATATCGGTACTGGCTCATCTCTGCTCTCTGGGGCGGCGGTGTCAGATTTCATTTTTCGTTCGGAAGCCGATTTAGTTTTAAATTCAGGAGGCAACAGTGAGTCTGTAAGATTAGATTCTAACGGCCACGTTACCATGCCAAAGCAGCCAGCATTTTCTGCTCAAGTAGGGACACAAACTCTTAATATTGCAACTAATGCTAGTAGAAACACAGTAGGATTTACCACTGAAATTTTTGACAATAATGCAGATTATAATGCAAGTGCTTCTACATTTACTGCGCCAGTAGCAGGTAGGTATCAGCTTAACACAATCGTTTATGTAAATGATTCAGATGCTGAAGCAACTTATATCAGAGTTGAAATTCGTACTTCAAATCGTGATTACACTTTTATTTTTGAGCCTAATTATTCGGCAGATCGAGTAAGAGACTCATTTTCACTATCTGTGCTTGCAGACATGGATGCTTCTGACACTGCACTAGTTGATATAGGACAGTTTGAAGGAACCGCACAAATGGATATTCCAGTATCCGCTCAAAGTAACTTTTCAGGCTACTTAGTAGCATAACCACAGGCGAAATAACCTATCTTAAAGGAGATAAAACATGGCAGATTTAAAAGTAGAAATAACGGTAAACGACACGATGCAAAAAATCATGTTGAACGACTTGTTATCCATAGAAGATTGGATTAAGGACGCTGTAGCAGGTAAGCAAAACAACTGCTGGAAACGTATGCAGTCTGAGTGGACTACGAAGCTTATGAACGACAATAGCTTCACAGATTCCATCCCATCAAATCAAGCAGACTTTGTAACCTTGATAACTGGCAGAGATGATTATAAAACACGCAAAGAACGTGACGAGGCTGAGAGCCTTTAACAAGGAGAAATAAATGGAAACTAAACATATACAAACCCACGATCTAGCGAATGTTATTACTTTGATTGATGGAGCAGCAAAACAAGGTCTTTTTGCTGGAGATCAATTAGCCGTAATTGGAGCAATGCGCGAGCGATTCCATGCTGAGTTAAAAGAGCAAGCCCCAGCAGAGGGTAATGTGGCTAATATTGCAAATGAAGAGCCAAAAATTGAAGCTTCTTCTGAATAAAACTTAAAGGATTAGTAATGGATTTAATTGCAGACCTGCTCATATACGCAAGTCTTTTTGTAACGGTGAGTAGTGCGATCTGTGCGGCTACACCTACGCCTAGAGACAACGAGTTTATGGGTAAGTACATATACCCTGTGCTTGAAACAATCGCGCTTAATATTGGCAAGGCCAAAGAAGGCACTACTACAAACCCAATCAAGTTTGTTAAAAGGTCCGACTGATGGATGAAGCGCAAGAGGCTTTGAGTGAGATAAAGGCACACCAAAGAGAATGCGCTGTAAGATATGAACATATCGAAAAACGTCTTGATGAGGGTTCGGCAAAGTTTAAGCGTTTAGAGATGCTTATATGGGGCGTTTATCCATTTATCGCTATTAGCATACTTGCTACTAAATTCTTATGACAGATGAAAGGCGCAATCCTAGCTTTTATGCTCATAACGGTTGTTGAGGGCAATGTCGTTGAGGGTGCAGACCAAATGTTATTTAGAGATATACATCGCTGTCAACAATTTGCATACTGGATAGAACATAATTGCAGAGATAGCCGTTGCCGAGGCGGAATTAAGCAACACAACATAACGGCTTATTGCAGACCTGTAATGGCGGGTAGAAACCAAAAGTTTTGGGATTGATTATGAGCATTTACAAAGGTTTATTTTACCTGCACGAAAAAAAACAATTTGTGCGATGGGACGAGTACATGACGTTTTATCGGCAACAACGGCTGAAAAAAAATGCCTAAGAAACTACAAGAAAATTCTGTTTGGGCAAAATACGATATCAATAAAGACGGGACCGTGGACGATCAGGAGCTTGAGCGAGCAACGCAAATGCTGGAATTGGACCTACGAGAAGAGAAGCAAGACTCACAAAGGCGTATAGCTTGGGTGGCAATGTCTTCAATGGTTTTATATTCATTGTTACCGCTATTACCTTTTGTCCCAGAAGAACGCCTCGCAACTTTGTCTTCACTGAGTGATATGCTCTTCCTTTCACAAGCTTCGATTATAGGGTTGTACTTCGGCGCTACCGCCTACATGTCTAGAAAACCGTAAGGTCTTCCCGTGATATTTGAATCGATTGTCGCAATAACTAGTGCTGTTTCGGCTGTCAATGGCCTTTTCCAGCAGGTCGAAGAAGGTACTAAAAACGTCAATACACTACTCGGCCAACTCGGAGCGATCTCTTCTGGCATCGATAAGTACGAGATTGAAAGGCGCAACTCGCTAACCGCTCCCCTCGATGGTGAATCGGCCATGAGACTCGCTGCCCAAAAAGCGCGACTCGACAGGTATCATGAAAATTTGAGATTGCTTTCAAGTGCAAACTCGGAGGCGGCTCGCGTAATTGATGTTTACTTTGAAGAGCTAGAAGCGCAGAAGCAGAGGCATAAACAAAGTGTTAAAGAGGCAATCGAAAAACAAAAACGCCGCAAGCAAATGCTTAAAGACATCAGCCAGTATGGAATTTTAATTATTTTAGCAATAGCTGTTGCAGTAGTAACAGTTACTTTAGTAATCAAATTATTTGGTAAGGGGATTTAATATGGATATAGGAGCAGCAACACCAGTAAATCAGATTGCATGGCGGCAAGTAGCCGAGCAGAAGTATCAGAGGCTCATGGACGACCTGCAAGTTGAAGAGCGCAGACAAAGAGTCGAACAGCTCAACACTACCCTGTACATTGCAAAAAATGGTAAAGTGGAAATGCAGCAAACAAGAGCTGCTAACAGTATAAATTTTTTGGTGTAAACATGGGGTTTAAATTAAGTATTGGTTTGGGCATAGCTCTAGTCTTTTTGGCGGGGGCTTTCAAACTGTACTATGACAAATCTCAGGCTGAATTGGATTCGTTCCAAATAAGGTTAGAACAATCCATTCAGAACCAAAAAACTCTTGAAGGCACTATTGAAGAACAAAACAGCAACCTGAAACAAACTATTGCAAACCATAAACTAATGGTTGCTCAAGTAGAGCGATTACAACGAGAAAACATGGAAGCGCAAAACGAGGTCGCTGATATCAGAAAAAAGTGGTCGCGGCACTCGCTCGATGCGTTGTCAGTCAGGAAGCCTAAGCTTATAGAAAACATCATAAACAGAGGCACAAAACAGGTGCTAAATGACCTTAAAACAATCACCGATCCGTATCAATTTGATGAAACTGAGTCTATTACTAATCCTTCTGCTGGTTAGCGGTTGTTCAATGCTGGGTTCTGGTAGAGACATACCAGAGGTCCAGCCTGTAGAGGTTGTCACAGTGGTCAAGCAAGCGCCAATGTATCATCCCCCACTGCCTAACAATATTGATTCTGTTCCTGTTGAGTGGACTGTCTTAAATGCTGAGTTGATGCAAGAGTATTTGGATGACTTGAACGAGGGCAACGCACCCACCAACGTCTGGTATGCTTTGACGACAAAAGGCTACGAAAATCTTTCAACCAATATGGCCGATGTAAAAAGGTATTTGAGGCAGGTTCTTAGCATTATAAAATATTACCGAAAAGCGGATGAAGAAGAACAGGATGTAAAAGATGAACAATGAATTAAAAACAAGTCAGGAAGGCATATCTCTCATCAAGTCATTTGAAGGGTGCGAATTGACTGCGTACAGATGCTCAGCAGATGTCCCAACAATCGGTTATGGCCACACGTCTGGTGTGTCGGATGGCGATACCTGCACGCAAGAGGAAGCAGAAACCATGCTGGCAGAAGACTTGGTAGAGTTTGAGGATTACGTTAAAAAATATGTAGAAACAAATTTACAGCAAAACGAGTTTGATGCTCTTGTTGCGTGGACCTACAACTTAGGCCCAGCTAACCTGAAAGAGTCAACCATGCTAAAAGAGTTAAACTCTGGAAACTTTGAAGAAGTGCCTCGACAGATGAAGCGCTGGAATCGTGCTGGCGGCGAAGTGCTTGATGGTTTGATACGAAGGCGAGAAGCCGAGTCGCGGTTGTTTAAAGGAGAGGCTTGGGAGGGCGTGTAGTTGTCGGAAATTAGTCTTAAAGACTTTGATATCCTGTCTCAACAGGATCAGGCAGAGGCGATAGCGCTTCTGAACCGTTTTGAGCAACTGAAAAAACAAGAATCTTGCCAAAAAGATTTCATTACTTATATCAAACATTTATGGCCAGACTTTATTGAAGGCCGTCATCACAAGATTATTGGCGAAAAGTTTAACCGGATAGCTCAAGGCAAACTCAAACGACTGATAGTATGCTTGCCCCCTCGACACTCAAAGTCTGAGTTTGCCAGCACCTATTTTCCTAGTTGGATGATGGGGCTGCGAGGAAACCTCAAGATAATCCAAACCACTCACACGGCAGAGCTTGCGGTTCGATTCGGACGTAAAGTCAGAAATATTATTGATAGCCAAGATTACAGCACAATATTTCCAGACTTGAAGCTACAGGCTGACAACAAATCGGCTGGCAGATGGACTAGTAATCAGGAGGGTGAATTCTTCGCAGCTGGAGTCGGAGGAGCTATCACTGGACGAGGCGCTGATTTACTTATCATTGACGATCCGCATTCTGAGCAAGACGCTATGTCGCCTACCGCAATGGAGTCGGCGTATGAATGGTACACCTCTGGTCCTCGCCAGCGCTTGCAGCCCGGAGGGATCATCATCATCGTAATGACTCGATGGTCTACTAAAGACTTGGTTGGAAAGGTTCTCAAGAAACAAGGCGAAGAAAACGCTGACAAATGGGAAGTGGTTGAGTTCCCAGCCATAATGCCAGAAACCGATACACCGCTTTGGCCTGAGTTTTGGCGTAAAGAAGAATTGTTATCTGTGAAGGCATCTCTGCCTATCTCGAAATGGAACTCCCAGTGGTTACAGAACCCAACGGCTGAAGAAGGCTCTATAGTAAAGCGCGAGTGGTGGAATACTTGGGAGGGCGATGTGCCTGCCTATTCTTATGTAATACAGAGCTATGATACGGCTTTCAGTAAGAAAGAAACCGCAGACTATTCTGCCATAACTACTTGGGCCATATTTAGCCCACAGGATGGAGAGGCTGATCAAATCATCTTGTTAGATGCAAAGCGGGTGCGCGTGGACTTCCCTGAACTGAAAAAGCTCGCTTGGGATGAGTACAAATACTGGGAACCAGACTGCGTGTTGATAGAAGCTAAAGCAAGCGGAACTCCACTGACTCAAGAATTGAGACGCATGGGTATTCCTGTCACGGCTTACACGCCAAGCAGGGGTCAAGATAAGATAGCTAGAATGAATTCTGTTGCTCCTATTTTTGAAAGCGGAATGGTTTGGGCAACTGAAGATAATTTTGCGGATGAGGTCATAGAAGAGATGGCTGCATTCCCTTACGGCGATCATGACGACTACTGTGACTCAGCTACAATGGCCTTGATGCGTTTCAGGCAAGGCGGGTTTGTAGCGCTTGATGAAGACTACCAGATGGACGCAGATTTGTTACCAAGGAAGCGTGTTGTCTATTACTAACTGATGGTACACTGAGCGACTATGGCTATTGAAAAAAGAGAATTAGGTACGCAGAACGACCCTGACGTTATCGTTCAAGGTAACGCTATCGAGGTGTTTCCAGAACCAAGCCGTCAAGATCAAATCAAAGAAGCTGCGGAAATATTAGTCAACGAAGAAGGCGTTCTGGTTGGCGATGAAATGATGGAAGAAGCTCCAGAGGTCAATGCGGCTCCTTTTGACGCTAACCTTGTTAACGAAATCGATGAAGGAGAACTGCAAAGTCTTTCTAGCGATATCTTATCCAGTATTCGACAAGACAAAGATTCTCGAAGCGAGTGGGAAAAAACCTACGTTGATGGCCTGAAGTATTTGGGCATGAAATTTGACGAGTCAAGGTCAGAGCCGTTTGAGGGATCAAGCGGCGTAATCCATCCTATTCTTGCAGAAGCTGTTACCCAATTCCAAGCACAGGCTTATAAAGAAATGTTGCCTGCTAAGGGTCCGGTCAAAACACAATTGATTGGGCAACGAAGCGCAGAGACTGAAGCCCAAGCAGATCGCGTTCAGGAGTTTATGAACTTCTACATTATGAATGTGATGCAAGATTATGATCCTGAGTTGGACATGCTTTTGTTTTACTTGCCGCTCGCGGGTAGTGCGTTTAAGAAAATTTATTTTGACTCTGTTTTGAATAGAGCGGTATCGAAGTTTGTTTCTCCAGAAGATCTGATCGTGCCTTACGAAGCTTCAGATTTATCGAGCGCTGAGCGAGTGACGCATGCAATTAGCATGTCTCGTAACGAAATCAAAAAACAACAGCTGTCTGGTTTCTATGCAGATGTGGAGATTAAAGAAAACTCTTACGAGGCAGACGAGTCTGACGTACAAAAAGAAATAGACGATATTGAGGGCATGTCACCCTCGTACGCAGAAGACCGAGACCACACGGTTTACGAAGTGCATACGATACTGGACCTCAAAGGGTTTGAAGATGTAAACCAAGAAGGCAACCCAACTGGACTGAAGCTTCCTTACATCGTAACAATAGACGAGTCTTCGCAAACCGTTTTATCGATTCGCAGAAACTATTTAGAAGGCGACCCGTACAAGAACAAAATCAACTTTTTTGTGCAGTATAAATTTCTGCCCGGACTAGGCTTCTATGGCTTAGGACTAAGTCATATGATTGGCGGTTTGTCCAAAGCCTCGACCTCAATACTCCGCCAACTTATTGACGCGGGGACTTTGGCAAATTTGCCTGCTGGCTTCAAGGCAAGAGGTATGCGGATTAGGGATGAGGACGAGCCTTTACAGCCCGGAGAGTTTAGAGATATCGATACGACAGGCGGTTCTTTAAGAGAAAACCTGATACCGCTTCCTATTAAGGAACCAAGCAATGTCTTGATGCAGCTTCTTGGCCTGCTGGTTGATTCTGGTAAGCGTTTTGCAGCTATAGCTGATATGAACGTGGGCGACATGAATCAAGCCATGCCCGTTGGGACAACTGTAGCCCTGCTAGAGCGCGGAACCAAGGTGATGTCTGCGATTCACAAGAGGCTGCATTATGCTCAGCGGCTAGAGTTTGGATTGCTGTCCAAACTTTTTGCTGAATACCTGCCCCCGGAATACGCTTACGAAACTGGCACTGGCCCAAGAGAGATCAAACAAACTGATTTCGATGAGCGTATAGATGTGGTTCCTGTTTCTGATCCAAACATATTTAGTCAGTCGCAGCGTATTACGCTTGCACAAGAGTTGTTGCAGATGGTGCAATCAAATCCACAAGTGCATGGGCCTAACGGAATCTACGAAGCGTACAAGCGAATGTATGGCGCGTTAGGAATAGACAACGTAGAAAGCTTGTTACAACCGCCGCCAGACATGACCCCTCGACCAATTGATGCTGGTTTGGAGAACTCTGGGTTTTTGATGGGTCAGCCAGCGCAAGCCTTTGAGGGTCAAAACCACAGGGCGCACGTTGAAACTCACAGAGCTTTGTTTTTAACGCAAGTGGTAAAAGAGAACCCGCAGATACAGGCTATGATTATCAGTCACATTATGCAGCACTTGCAGTTTCTTGCTTCAGAGCTGGCTCAAGAACAGATGCCTCCTGAGACAATGCAAAGAATCCAACAGGTGCAGCAGCAGCTCGCTCAAATGCCAATTGACCAGCAGCAACAAGAAGCACAACAAATACAAATGCTTTTAGATCAATTTGCCTCACCAATTATGGCTCAACTAAGCGAAGAGTTTTTACAGTCTATTGGACAAGGTGGAGATGATCCGTTAGTTGCTATCAGGCAAGCCGAAGTGGAGCTGCGTAACAAGCAGATAGATCAGGAGCAAAGTCAATTCGAGGCGCAACAAGATCAACGCGCACAAGAAAAATTGTTAGAGAACGAGTTGCAGAAGCAACGCATCAATGTACAAAAAGAGGTTGCCGATGATAAACTCGATGTTTCATTACAAAGACTCGATCAACAGGCAAATTTAAAATTGCTTGAATTAGAGCAAAAAATGAGAGGATGACATGACCACAAGTTATAAGCTCGAAGCCATCAAAGAATTGAAGGCTCAGAAAAAATTAGATAGAGAAGCTGAAGAGCAAGCGCTTTCAGAGGCCAGAAAAACAGCAGAGGTTGCCCATCAGGCAAACCTTGCTCGTATTGCTGCGAAAGAAGCTAGAATAATTTCAGGAGAACCCGCTCCAGAGCCAGAGCCAGAGCCAGAGCCAGAAGTAGAGGCAGAGCCAGAAGTAGAGGCAGAGGCTCCAGAACCGAAAGTCGAAGCGCCAAAGAAAAAAGCGCCAGCAAAAAAGAAAACCGCGAAGGCGAAAAAATCAAAATAGGAAGGACTAATGAAAAAGTTTGGAAGAGACAAGCCTAAAACCATCCAAAGCACTCAGCAGGGCGTTGTAGTTAATGCTGGAGTTGAGAAGATTGTTAAAGTGCGAGGCGGCGGAGCTGCAACAAAAGGATTGGATTTTAAAGTCAGGGCGTAATGGAAGATTTAACTCTCTACGACAAAATAAAAAGAGTGATTAAGGATAGAGAGTCGCAGATCAGTGAAACGCTTATGTCAGGATCGCTCGAAAGTATTGAACATTACAAGTTTTTGCAAGGTGAGCTTTCTGCGTTATACTACATCGAATCGGAGATGAAAGAGTTTAACAAGGAATCTTAATAAAAATGTCTGAAGCAGCAAAAACAGCAATTGCAGATGCATATGTGGACATAGAGGATAAAATCTTAGATCCATCTCTTCTGGACAAGTCAGTCTTAGAAAGAATGCCTCAGCCTACCGGATGGAGGCTTTTGGTTTTGCCATATACTGGCAGTCAAAAAACCAAAGGCGGGATACTGCTAACACATGAGACAATCGAGCGAGAGAATCTCGCTACGCTTGTAGCTTACGTTGTCAAGAAAGGGCCGCAGTGTTATAACGACACGGCGAAGTACGGCGAATCTCATTGGTGCGAGGAAAAACAATGGGTTTTGATTGGACGCTATGCTGGCGCTAGGTTCAAGCTGGAGGATGGTGCTGAAGTTAGAATCATCAATGATGATGAAGTTATAGCAACGATTCTTAGTCCTGATGATATAGTGAGTATGTAACCATGGTAGAAAAAAACGAAATTCAAGAAAACCAATCTGAAGAGATTGAGGTAGATATTCAGCCAGATCAGCCTGAACAGGGTTCTGCTGCTAGTGTTGATACTGATGAAGAGCTTGCAAGCTATACCAAAAACGTCAGCAAGCGAATCAACAAAAAGAACCAGCAGGTACGCGCTGCCGAAGAACGAGCCGCGCAACTAGAGCATATGGTTAGGCAGCAACAGGCTCAATTGTCTGCGATGCAACAAAATCAAGTTTATCAACAGGCAACGGTGATTCAGAAAGAAGAGGAGGCTTTGCAGGCAAAAGAAACGCAAGCTGATGATCTTTATAAGAGAGCCGTGGAGTCTGGAGATGCAGATCTGATGAGCAAGGCCGACACGCTCAAGTCAGACATCAGCATACAGAAAGAAAAAGTTAGGCTGGCAAAAAACAGGCAGCAAGCTGTTCCGCAAGGCCAGCCAGTCGAGCAGCAGTATTATCAAGAGCCAGCAGCTCAGCAACAAGAAAGCGTAGAGCCAACACAAGAGGCTTTGGGTTGGTATGAAAAAAACAAATGGTATGGTGATCAGGAAGATCCCAGCAACTTAGAAGCTACGCAGTTTGCTTTTTTTCAACATAACATGCTTATCAATGAAGGCTTTGAAGCTGACTCTGATGAGTATTATGGCGAGCTGAACAATAGAATTTACAAAGTTTATCCACATCTGCAATCTGCTGATGAGGGTGACGGTCAAAAAGATGGTGGACCCCCCGTGCAAAGAGTCTCATCTGCTTCCGTAGGAAGTCGTCAACAAACACGCGGTAAAGTAAAGAACGGCGTAACTTTCTCGAAATCTGAAGTCGAGCGCCTTCGAGGGTTAAAACCGCACAACATGTCTGAACAAGACTGGTTGAAGCGGGTAGCTCAAGAAAAGCAAAAAATTGCTCAAAGGGAGGCAGTATAATGACTACGGCAGAAAAGAAAGAAACGAATCGAAACTCGCGTGAATCCGAGACTCACGATAAACAAGCTCGCAGACAACCATGGAGACCAGTAAGAAAGCTCGAAACCCCTCCTCCCCCTCCCGGTTTTACCTACAGGTGGATTAGGGCAGAAATGCTAGGCGATGAAGATCGTGCAAACGTATCAAGGCGCGTCCGCGAAGGATGGGAATTGGTAAGGGCAGAGGATCTACCCGCAGAATGGCAACACATGCCAAGCGTTGACGAGGGCCGCAATACTGGTGTAATAAGTAATGAAGGTTTACTTTTGGCAAAAATTCCTAATGAGACAATTGCTGAGCGTAACGCTTACTATCAACAAAAAAATGTCGATGCTGTTGAGGCTTTAGACAATAGTGTTTTTAGTGATGCGAAACGTGATGGCAGGTACGTTAAGTACGATCCTCAAAGGGACACCAAGGTAACCTTCGGTAAAACCTAACTAGGAGGCCCAAATGGCTAATAAAGATGCCGCTTTTGGAATGAAGCCAGTCAAAATGATTGGTGGCGCTCCCTACACTGGTGGTACGAGTCGATATCGCATAGCCGCTAACTACGGAACCGCAATTTTTCAAGGCGATATGGTTGCTCAAGTCACTGGCGGAACTGTGGAAGTCCATGCGGACGGAGGCACAGTACCGATAGTAGGAGTTTTTAATGGTTGCGAATACACTGACCCGACTACGGGTGAGCAGAAGTACAGCAACTACTATCCAGCAAGCACTAACGCTTCGGATATAATCGCTTTCATAATTGATGATCCCAATGTCGTATTTGAGGTGCAAGCTGACGCTGCATTTCCGATTGCCGATCTTTTCGGTAACTTCGATATTGTTTACACATCAAGTGGAAGCACAGTCACTGGCATAAGTGGTGCAGAGTTAAAAGTCGCTGACGGCGCAACAGGAACTTCATTGTCTATTAAGGCAATCGACATTTCTGAAGACCCAGAAAACGATGATGTATCTTCTGCTAACACCAACGTGTATGTCGTAATTCAAAACCACATATTTGGCGTTAAAGGCGCTGGATTGGCTTAAAGGAGAATAACTTATGGCTATTTCTAGAGCGCAATTAGCGAAAGAACTTGAGCCGGGATTGAATTCGTTATTTGGAATGTCATATGACAGTTACGATAGCGAGTTCGCAGACATCTTCCCTATGGAAGATTCTCAGAGAGCTTTCGAGGAAGAAGTCCTGATCACGGGTTTCGGAGCTGCCCCAACTAAGGCGGAATCGGCAGGTGTGTCTTTTGACAATGCTAACGAAAGTTTCAGCGCACGCTATACGCATAGCACGGTTGCGTTGGCATTTGCCCTTACGGAAGAGTGTGTCGAAGACAATTTGTATGACTCGTTAGGAAAGAGATACGTCAAAGCGTTAGCACGTTCTATGGCTCACACCAAAGAAGTTACCGCCGCAGACGTTCTGAACAACGCATTTTCTTCAAGTTTTACTGGAGGAGACGGCGTTTCTCTGATCAATACAGCTCACCCCTTAGCAGGTGGCGGGACCGCAGCGAATAGGGCGACCACAATGGCCGACCTAAACGAGACTAGTCTTGAAGATGCTCTTATTGATATTTCCACTTTCACTGATGACCGAGGTCTAACGATCTCTGTTCAAGCAACTAAGCTTGTGGTTCCACCACAACTTACGTTCATTGCGGACAGGATCTTAAACTCTCCCGGTAGATCAGGAACTGCGGACAATGACATAAACGCGATAAGGAACACTGGCGTTCTTCCCGGTGGTTACACTGTGAACCACTATCTGAACGATCCAGATGCTTTCTTCTTACTGACCACTGTCACAGAAGCAGGCGAAGGCCTGAAAGGTTTCCAGCGCACTGCAATGGAAACCAGCATGGAGCCAGACTTTACGACTGGCAACATCAGGTACAAGGCAAGGGAGCGTTACTCTTTTGGCTTCAGTGATTGGAGGGGCGCGTATGGGTCCCAAGGGGCTTAAAACCTCTTAGAATCGAAATGAGGAGGTCTCAGACCCCTGTTTCGACATGACTCTTTCTTTTGTAAAATCAAAAGAAAAATTAGAGGGCTTCGGCCCTCTTTTTTTATGCCTGTATATACTTGTATAAAAACTTGCACAACGACACGGAATCTTGTATATTTAACGCATAAATTGATGAACCGGAGATAAACATGGAACTGAAGCTAGATTGGTCAAAAGAAACGGTCCACACAGATGGACGTTTTGTCAGCACTGCTTCTCCTACCCAAGAGTTTTGGACCGTATGGCGCGAGAAGAAAGCTGCGATCAAAGCAGCTGGTTACTCTGTTCGTAAGGTAGACAACAAGTGGGTTGTCACTCGTTACAGAGACAACGATCAGGCGATTGCTGATTCTCAAGCTACAGATGCAGACATTGATATCCCAGTGCCAGCTGGTTTGTCTTACCTTCCTTACCAGAAAGCTGGAATCGCTTACGCTATCAAGCGCTCTTCAACTTTGATTGGTGACGAGATGGGCTTAGGCAAAACCATACAGGCCATCGGAGTAATTAACGCGACTGCACCTAAGACTGTATTGGTTGTTTGCCCAGCATCTCTGAAGATCAACTGGAAAAACGAGATGACCAAATGGTTGGTTGCTGACAGGGACATCCAGATCGTCAACGGTGGCGGCGAGCAGATCCCTGCTACCCCGGATGTGATCATCATTAACTATGATGTTTTGTCTAAGCATAAGGACGCAATCAATGCTCGCACTTGGGACTTAGTGATTATGGACGAGGCTCACTACATCAAAAACAATACAGCTGCTCGCACTAAAGTTGCTGTCGGTATCAAAGCCAATCGCAAAGTGGTTTTGACTGGCACTCCAATCACTAATCGTCCTATTGAGCTACAGCCTATCGCTGGTTATCTTGACCCTGCTACTTTTGGTAACTACTTCAAGTTTGGAGTTCGATACGCTGGCGCTCACCAAATCAACATTGGCCGTAAGACTGTTTGGGACTTCAACGGATCTTCCAACCTTGACGAGTTACAGAGAGTGTTACGACAGTCTTTCATGATTAGAAGAAAAAAGGACGAGGTTCTCAAAGAGCTTCCTGAGAAGGTTCGACAAATCATTGTGTTGCCTAACAGCGACTACAGCGACCAAATCAAAAAAGAGTTTGAAACCTTGGCTGACGCGGTTGATGAAACTTCTTCTGAAGACATCGAGTTCGAGCAAATGTCAGGTGTACGACATGAGACAGCTTTGGCAAAAGTAAACGATGTTGTAACTCACGTTGCTGCAATTGATCATCAGGTAGTGGTCATGGCTCACCACAAAGATGTTGTAGACGGAATCAAATCTGGCTTGGAGGCTGCTGGCAAATCAGTGGTTACTCTGACTGGTGACTGCAACCAAGCTCACAGACAAAACTCGGTAGAGACTTTTCAAGATGGTAATGCAGATGTCTTCATTGGAACAATAGGAGCAGCTGGTGTTGGCATCACGCTTACTTCAGCAAGCCACGTTGTATTTGCTGAGTTAGATTGGGTTCCGGGCAACATGTCACAGGCAGAAGATCGTTGCCACAGAATCGGTCAAGACAGCTCAGTTTTGGTTCAGCACTTGGTTGTTGACGGATCTATCGACGCGAGACTTGCACAGGTTTTGGTTGGCAAGCAAAGAGTGTTAGATAAGGCTCTAGACAATGTGGTTGTGAACAACATCAGCATCGAGGACATTGCTCTAGATGTTGAGGCTGTCGAAAAGACTTTCAAAGCTAAAACCAAAAAGTCTCCTAAGCCTTTACCAAAAGCTGTAGTTTCTTCTTTACAAGATTTCGTAGCAAGCGTTGCAAGCGCATGTGACGGAGCTTTTGAAGAGGACGGTTCTGGCTTCAACAAAATGGACAGCGGTTTGGGTAACTCTTTGGCAAGGCAAGACGAGTGGACTCCAGCTCAACAACACGCTGCCAAGACTATGGTTAAGAAGTACAAGAGGCAGATCGTAGCTTCTGGCTTGGGTCAAAAATACGACAAGGTGTACACCTCATAACAAAAGGGCTTCGGCCCTTTTTATTTGCTTTTAATCTTTTAGTGTTATACTGGCTGCGTCACTACGGCAACCAGATGGTCTGGTTGCTGGTCTAAATTTAGGAGGACTGTAGCATGACAACACATTTTACTTCGGGAGTAACCAATGTTGGAGCGGATTCAACATTAGGAAAATTAAAAACTCCAGCACCACACAAGTACCACAGTTATTTCAATGACTTTGATACTTACTTAGCAAGCGATTGGACAATTACAACAACAGAAGACGGAACTGGGTCTGCAACAGAAGCATTAGCTGATGGTGATGGCGGTCTTTTGTTAGTCACCAACGCCGCTGGCGATAATGACAATGACTTTTTCCAGTTAGTGAAAGAAGGTTTCAAGTATGAAGCTGGCAAGCAATTAGCGTTCAACATGCGGTTTAAAACCAATGACGCAACGGAAACTGATATTGTTGCTGGTTTGCAGCTGACGGACACATCTCCGTTAGACGTTACCGATGGCATTTTCTTTTTGAAGTCTGATGGAGCAACAACTGTTACTTTTATAGTTGAAAAAGACAGCACGCAATCGACTTTAGATTTGCCTAATGCGTTAGCTGACGATACTTTCATGACTGTAGGATTTGTATATGATCCTAAAGATCAGAAATTTCATGTTTTCCAAAACAATGTGTTAGCTGGCACAGTAGTTAGTACAAACGTGCCTGACGATGAAGAGTTAGCTTTGTCATTTGGTATACAAAATGGTGCTGCTGCTGCAAAAACTTTGACTGTCGATTATATCGGCGCTCACAAAGAACGCACTGCGGTCACTGAACTATAATAGGAGGTGAACCATGGCTGATGCTGTAGCTTCACAAACTATTCAGGACGGAGAGCGAACCGCAGTAATGCGGTTCACCAACGTGTCTGATGGCACGGGAGAATCTGCGGTAGTAAAAGTGGATGTGTCTGCCTTAGCCGCAAACTCGGCTGGACAGGCTTGCACTGAAGTTGCTATTCAAAGAATTTATTGGGCTACCGTAGGTATGTCCGTTAAGTTGGATTTTGATGCAACTGCTAATGTATTGCTTGTTGGTTTGCCAGCAGATTCAACAGGTGACGAGTATTACGATAATTTTACGGCTATCCCAAATAACGCGGGATCTGGTAAAACTGGAGATGTGCTTATAACCACAACCGGGCATAGTAGCGGTGACACGTATTCCATTATTCTTGAGATGATCAAGAAGTATGATTAGGAGTTAGTAATGGCATTTTTTCGGGCTGATCAATTAGCAAGCCCTTTCCGTCGAGGTGGCAGAGGCTTTCAACCTAATCCCGGTATAGTCAGAGGCTTCCCCGGCGGCGGTGGAATTGGCGGTTTGTTAGGAAGAATAGTAAATCGAGGGAGAATGCCAAGGCCAATCAGAAGGCCAATGCCAAGGCCAATCAGAAGGCCAATGCTTCCAATATTTCGGGGCGGGGAATTACCTCAGAGGTTTTTGCCGAGCATGCCAATGCCAAACATGCCAATGCCAATGCCGAGGGAGCCAATGCCGCAAATGCCAATGCCGAGCATGCCTCCAATCAGGCCCGGATACATACCGCAAATAGATCCGGTTGCTTTGCAACAGCTACAAGATCGTATGGCAAATGCTTCTCCGCCTCCTGTTGTCCCTGATAGACCTCAACAATTCAATCGGTCTTTTGTCAGAAATCTAATCGATAGCACAAGTGAGCAAAAACAAGCATTTGAAAGATTTCAAGAAAGAATGCGTAACAGAGATCCTTCTGACCCGCTAATAATGCGACCTTATCAAACGGGAAGATTAGGCTCAAGGATGATTGGATAATGGCGCAAAAAAAACTGAACAAAGTAATCAAAGGCTTGAAGAAAGCGAGCAAATTACACGCGCAACAGGCAAAAACTTTGAGCGCAATCAAGATGAAAAAAGGCGGAAGCAGTAGCATACCTGATAACGTGAAAAACCCTTCGCTTTATTCAAAAGCTAAAGCTAAAGCAAAAGCTAAATTTGATGTTTACCCTTCAGCCTATGCCAACGCCTACATGGTTAAAGAATACAAAAGAATGGGCGGCACATACGCAGCTGAAGGCGGAGCAATCCGAAAAAACGGTGGAGGCGATGTGTCACTAAAAGAAATACCAAAAGGCAATAAAGGCCTTGGCAAGCTACCTACTAAAGTTCGTAACCGCATGGGTTACATGAACGGTGGCGGCACGGTGAACAAAAACATCACAATGGTGCAAGGCCGTGGTTGTGGTGCGATTGACCCTAGCAAACAAAAAAAGACTAGAGTGCCTAGAACCTAATGAGCCTAAAAGATTGGTTTGGTAAGGGATCAAAAGGTGACTGGGTTGACATTGGCGCTCCCAAGAAGGATGGCAAGTTTCAGGCGTGCGGAAGGTCTTCTGCAAAAAAATCAAAACGCAAATACCCCAAGTGTGTGCCGAGATCCAAGGCAAACCGAATGTCTAAAAGCCAAATTGCGTCTGCGGTTAAACGCAAAAGATCTAAGCGGCAAGGCGTGGGCGGGAAGCCGACTAACGTAAAAACATTTGCAAGCAGTGGTGGTACAATAACCAAACAATCGAACATGGGTTTGTTCGGCAGACGATAGGAGCCAGTATGTACAAAAAAAGTAAGATGGATGCAAAAAAACGAATGACCAAAGGCGGTACTGTGAAAAACAAAAGAATGATGAACAAAGGCGGTACTGTGAAAATGGCCAGAATGATGAATAAGGGCGGAACTGTTAAAACGCCTCGCATGATGAAAAAAGGCGGTGTCATCAAAAAGGTGATGATGAACAAAGGCGGAACGGTTAAGAAAAGGATGATGAACAAAGGCGGAACCGTTAAGAAAAGAAAGTAATCCATGCCTTATTTGCAGTCGAATATTCCGCATTTCAAATGTTGGGTGCGGAAAGAGTACACGCATAATCACGAAAAATATCATGGCGAGTTTATCCACGCGATGGCGGTTGCTGTCACAACCATGCCAACGAGATGTCTTTCGTTTCAACTAATATTTACTGGCGCTGAAGTTGACAAAATAGAAGAGAATGTTCATGGCGGAGCCATGTGGGCAAGAATGCCGATCACTGGTTTAGCTGCTGACTCGGATTATGAAGGCTGGCCAGAGCCGATGCCAGTTTGGGCCTGTCAACCTTGGGACTGTTCATCTCACAACCATTCGGTTTATGTCATTGATCGAGCAACGCCTTGTCCATGGCTTGCCAAGATTGATGGCGAGTTTTATCCAGCAAAATATTATTTTACGGTTGACTATGCTGAGAACGAGATCGCAGACGATCCAGCGCAGCACAAACAATCACACGTTTTAGAGTTGCTGGATGCTGGCAAATGGACGGGAAACATTGTTGCGCTCCCAAACAACAGGGTGCGAGTCACACACCCAGCTTGGTTCACGGTTGGTGAGGGTGCGCCAGACTTCAAGCCGTCCCAGCACATCCACTATTCAAAAAGCGAACTTGATTATACGTTGGATGTGAACAAGGTTTTTGATAACCTGTATGCTCCTGAAGAGCCTGTACGCAAGAAAAAGCGTAAAAGGAAAAAATAATGGCGGTAAGCGGAAGCAAAGATTTTGAACCTGATGTAGCAGAGTACATCGAAGAAGCGTTTGAGCGGTGTGGCTTAGAGCTTCGCACGGGTTACGATCTAAAGACCGCACGCCGCAGTATAAACTTGATGTTGGCAGAATGGTCCAACAGAGGTTTGAACCAGTGGACTGTTAAGCAAAAAACTGTCTCTATGGTTAAAGACACCAAAACGTACAACATTGACTCTACCAACGCTACCGCTCCAATTGATGTTTTGGACGCTTTTGTCAGGGAAGCGATTGGCGGTAGTGATGTAGACATGCCGATTAGCAGAATTAATCGAGCAGAATACGCAAACATAACGAACAAAAGCACCACAGGCAAACCAAATCAAATATTTGTAGACAAGCAAATAACACCAACGATTTCGGTTTGGCCAGTGCCTGACAAGAATTCTACCTATGTCATTCACATGAACGTCTTGACTCGCATGGACGATGCTGACGCAGCAACCAATACCATGGATGTACCCTTTCGGTTTTACCCATGTTTCACGGCTGGACTTGCGTATTATATGAGTTTGAAAAAAGCGCCTGACAGGACTGGTGTGTTGAAAACCTTGTACGAAGAAGAGTTTCAAAGAGCTATGTCCCAAGATCAGTCGAGGGCATCGTTCAGAATTTCACCAAATCTTGGCGGGTATAACTCGGCTTAGTTATGGCATTTGCAAGCGGCAAACATGCGTACGGAATCTGTGACATAACAGGGTTTCGCTACAAGTTGCGTGAGATGAAAAAGACATGGGACGGCTTGTTGGTTGGTCCAGACCAATGGTCACCAAAACACCCTCAGCTTCAGCCAAAACCACACAGGCCTGATCCTGAAGCTTTGAAAAATGCGAGGCCAGATACACAAGATGATAACAATGCATTTGTCTTGTACACAAATGTGGACAAAGGTATACTTGGGACCAAACTAGATACCTACGAAATTACAGTGGGTCTAGGCGAGGTAACCATAACGATATCATGAGCTTTACACTGGCAACTTTAAAAACGGCTATTCAGGACTACCTTGAGTGTACTGAATCTTCGTTTGTTACAAATCTGCCCACTTTTATCAAAGAGGCGGAGTCCAGAATCTTTAAACTGGTTGAGCTTCCTAAGCAACGCAAGAATGTGCAGGGAGCGCTTACCTCCAGTAATCGATTTTTAGCAACGCCAACTGATTTTTATGCGCCGTTTAGTCTGGCAGTCATATCAAGCAGCACCTATGCGTACTTGGACTACAAGCATCCTTCTTTCATGAAAGAATTTGCTCCATCCACTAGTACGACTGGTAAGCCTAGATATTATTCGCTTTTCGATGACACGGCTTTTGAGGTTGCGCCAATCCCTGACGCAAACTACACGGTTGAGCTTCATTATCTACACAAGCCAGCATCTTTGACTGCTGGAGCAGATAGCGGCACAACATTCATTTCCACTGATTATCCCGATGCTCTTCTTTATGGTTCTCTCGCAGAGGCGGCAGTGTTTCTAAAAGAACCTCCAGACGTAATGGCTACGTTTGAAGGACGCTTTAAAGAAGCCATTGCTAGAATGAAGAATATTGCGGAGGGACGCGAACAAAGAGACGAATATCGCTATGACCTCCTGAGAACTGGGGTTAGTTAATGCAAAAAATAGAGTCTCTTGAGGGCGCTCACATAGCGATTGTGGCCCTTGGGAATTCGCAAGTCGATTTTGCGATAGGAAAAGAAAACTCAGTCGAGTGGGATGAAGTTTGGACGATTAATTCAGCTGCTGCTGTTTACAAGTCTGACCGAATGTTCATGTTAGATCCAGCTAGTCGTTTTTTTGACAGTGACGATGCTGGCTCACAAACCGAAGTAATGAAACGGTTTTTGCCAGAATGTGACATACCTTGTTACACAAGCGATCTTGACCCAAGAGTCCCTAGTGCGGTTTTGTATCCGGTAAAGCAGATTGTAAAAGATACGAAGTGCGCGTACCTGAACAACACAATTCCTATGACAATTGCCTTTGCGTATTGGCACAAGGTTGCGCGAATTGATTTGTTTGGAATCGACTACACTTACAAGCACAGTCTGCACTTTGCAGAGGCTGGACGCGCTTGCACTGAGTTCTGGTTGGCAAAATGCATGGATGCAAAAATACAGATTGGCGTATCTCATAGGTCAACTTTGCTGGACCATAGCGTACCGATAGAAGAACGCATCTATGGTTTTCACAGACTGAAAGATCCTATTCTAGCCGTGCCAAACGAACCAGAGTGGATTGTTTGCGAGCAATCTAAGATAGAAGAAGAAATGGAAAGAGCTGGAGTGCAAATGCCAGAAGAGATGAGGTCACCGGAGCCGTACCGTGGGTGAAGGCAACGAAAGCTTTATACAGTTAGGCAGCGTTTCGGTTGGGACAACCAACAACAAAGGGCATGACCCAGAGTTTTGGGCAGAGCAGATAACCAACAAAATCTGTTCTATTTCTGAAAATGCAGCGCCTCATATACGCCAACAGGCAGAAGCGTTTCAAAACTATATTTACACAATAGTCTTGCATGGTATTAAAAATGCTATTACATCTGATCGAACAACCATGATAAACTTGTTGATGAATCAAGGTCATGAAGACATGGCCAAGATAATTAAGGAGTTATGACATGGCAATATCAAGCGCGATAGCTACATCATTCAAGCAAGAAATACTAGTTGAGGGACACAACCTTACGAACGGTGCGGATTCCATCAAACTAGCTCTTTATACCTCTTCTGCAACGCTGGGGGCTGGTACAACCGCATATGTTACAACTGGGCAAAGCTCTGGAACCAATTACAGCGCAGGCGGATCTGCGTTAACGAACGTAACGCCAACAACATCAGGCACTACAGCTATTGTTGATTTTGCCGATTTGACTTTCTCAAATGTTACAGTCACGGCGCGTGGATGCCTTTTGTACAATACAACAAACTCAAACAAGGCAATCGCTGCAATTGATTTTGGCGGAGACAAGACAAGCACGGCTGGCGATTTTACAGTGGTTTTTCCAGCAGCGAATGCAACAGCAGCGATAATTAGATTAGCTTAAAATTTTTACTTTTGTGGTAGACTTTTTCTATGCCACTTACCACGTTAAATTTTAAACCGGGAATCAACAAAGAGGAAACCGACTACTCCAACGAAAACGGATGGGTAGACGGCAACCTTGTTCGATTCCGAAAAGGCCGTCCTGAAAAAATTGGGGGCTGGGAAAAACAATCTGATACCAATACTTACATAGGATCTGGCAGAGCCTTACATAGCTGGATCTCGCTGGGCGGTGCGCGTTACTTGGGTATTGGTACAACCTTCAAGTATTACATCGAAGAGGGCGAAAAGTATAACGATGTTACGCCGTTGCGCGTCACAACCAGCGCGGGAGACGTTACCTTTAGCGCGTCAAACGGCTCTTCTACGGTTACAGTCACGGACACATCACACGGCGCAGCCACTGGAGATTTTGTAACTTTTTCAGGCGCTTCTTCATTGGGCGGATTGGTGACAGCTGCGGTTCTTAACCAAGAATATCAAATACTGCTGGTTACAGGCACAAACACTTACACGATCACTGCAAAAGATACTAGCGGCTCTACGGTTACAGCCAACGCAAGCGACAGCGGAAACGGCGGCAGTAGTGTTGTGGGTGCTTATCAAATCAATTCAGGCCTAGATGTGTATGTGCCTTCTGCTGGTTGGGGTGTTGGGACTTGGGGTTCTGGCACGTTTGGATCTGCTTCATCTATTGCGGCTTCTGGTCAGCTTCGCCTCTGGACTCATGACAACTACGGAGAAAACTTAATTATCAATCCAAGAGGCGGAGGTATTTACCGCTGGGTTGAAAACAATGGCATTTCAGTCAGGTCACTTGAGTTGCAAGGGATATCTGGAGCCAGCAAAGTGCCAACTCTTGGGTTGCAGGTTGTAACCAGCGAAGTAGACAGGCATTTAATTGTGTTAGGAGCTGATCCTATTGACAGCAGCAGCGGAAACCGCACAGGCGTTATTGACCCGATGTTAGTAGCGTTTTCTGACACTGAAAACGAATTAGACTTTAATCCTATTGCTACAAATACGGCTGGTTCTGTGCGGCTATCATCAGGCTCACTGATTATTGGTGGACTGAAGTCTCGTCAAGAAGTGTTGGTCTGGACGGATACCAGTTTGTATTCAATGACGTTTATTGGACCGCCGCTGACTTTTGCTCTAAACCTAATTAACGAGGGCGCTGGTTTAATTTCTCCCAAAGCAGCCGTCAACAGTCCTGTTGGCGTGTTCTTTATGAGCAAAAACGGATTTTATTACTACAACGGCGCTGTCAAAAAATTACCTTGCAGCGTGCAAGATTACGTTTTCAGTGACTTGAACCTCACTCAAGCTTTTAAGTGCTTTGCTTCACTCAACGCAGAAAACTCTGAAGTGTGGTTTTGGTATGTGTCTGAAGAAGACGATACTAATGAAATATCACGTTATGTAATGTACAACTATGAAGAGCAGTCTTGGAGTATTGGCTCCTTGGTACGATACAGCTGGCTGGACGCAGGTATAGAAGACAAGCCAGTAGCTGGCGGTAAAGTTTCTGGAGACGGAGTGATCTACGTTCATGAAACTGGCTTCAATGATGACTCTAGCGCGATGTCCAACGTATTTATTGAATCAGCTGATATTGATTTGGGTGACGGCGAAAACTTTATGTTTGTCAAAAAGCTGATCCCAGACATTAAATTTTCGACAACGCAAGGCGTATCAAACACGCCAGCTGTCAACATGGTTATCAAGAGAAGAAACTATAACGCCGAGTCGCTATCGACAGACTCGACAAGTCAAATTACCAATTCAACAACTTTCACAAACGTAAGAACCAGAACCCGACAAATGGTTTTGCGTGTTGAGTCGGATGACGACAACTCAGTAACGGCCAACCAAAAAGACTTCAAGTGGAGACTCGGAAACACTAGGTTAGACATGCAGCCCTCTGGGCGGAGGGGCTAGTGAGCAAGCTGCTAGAGACTCGCTTGCCTCTGGCTACTGAAGAGACGGTTTCTGGTGACACATTCAACCGACTGGTCAGGATACTCGAAATCAACCTAGGAGACGCGGACATTGACCGCACCCCTACCTTCAACGCTGACGAAATTTCTACGTTACAATTTGCAACGGGTGCTATAATATTTAACAGTACGGTAGAAGTGCATCAGGCTTTTGATGGCACTGAGTTTAGGAATTTGTATGAGCATCAAACCTATTTGACTGGACTTGGAGGAACTGTAAGCGTGGGCGCTGTAACGGTCACGATTAGTTAACTTTATGAATATATCACCGGAACTCTTAGAACGAATTAATAGGTTTGCTGGCGCTGGATCAATTTCTAATCAAGAAATGCAAGCGTTTGAAGATAGCGCTCCATCTATGGTTGGTTTGCCAAATATGCCAGCAACTGGCTCCGTATCAGATCAAGAGCTTCGCATGTTTGAGGGCGCTGACCCCAATGCAGAGCTTGCTTCTGCAATTGATGGTTTGATGGCTGAACAAGCCATGACTGAAGATCCAGAAGAAAAAGCTATGTTTTCCAGCATGGCTGAAAATGTTATTAACGCTGCAAATGCTCCCTTGTCTGACGTTTCTCAACTTGCTGCTGCTCAAGGGCGAGGAGGAGACACAACGATTGCTCACTTGACTCCCGGTGAAGTCGTTTTGCCAGTGCAAGCTATGCGAGATCCAGCGTTTGAAGAAGTTGTTGAAAGACGGCTGAACGAAATTGGAGTAGACCCAGAACAATATGTTGTGGGCGCAGGCATTGCCAGCCTGAACCCTGTAACTGGCTTAGAAGAGTTTGGTTTTCTTAAAAAGGTAGGCAAGTTTCTTGGGAAAGCCGCTAAAGTTGTTGCTCCTATTGCTATGTTAGTTCCCGGCGTTGGAACCGCTGTCGGTGCAGCGCTAGGCGGTATTGGTGGATTGGCTGCAAAAATACCAGTCGTTGGAAAAGCGTTAGGAGCTGTAGGAAGCACTGTTGCTAGCGGCATTGCTGGTTTAGGAATCCCCGGAGTATCACCGATTGCGGGTGGCGCTCTTGAGGGGTCAGGTGATTTTTTAGGAACGCTGCAAGATGCTGTACGAAATCCATTAGCTGGCGGAGTATTTGGAGAGCTTGGATCAACCTATCAGGGAGGTCCAATGGCTGGCAAAGGTTTAGCCAACAGGCTTGGCCTTGGTAGCGGCACTCCAACTCAAATAGCTTCGGATGCTGAAGCGCGGGAAGCGATAGACACATTAGACCAAATGACTGACGCACAAAAATTGGCTAATCCCGAAATTGTTGAGATGCTTGAAGAAAAAGCGCAAGGAACAGTAGGGCGGTTTGAAAAAACTTTAAGTCTTGGTCTTGGCGACTCTGTAGTTGGAGGCAAAGGCGGTTTGCCGGGACTTCTGGGTATGCTTGGCTTAGGCCAAAAAGGCGACCTCGGCAAGTTAGGCTTGGCTGGCGGTGCAGCTTACATGCTTGGCAAGCTGGCCAAGGAAGAAGCAGAAAGAGATAAAGGCGTGCCAATGGTTCCTTTAACCACAATGGACGCTAGTGGCAGATACAACATAGAAGCTGAGATCGCTCGTAGGATGGGCAGAGAAGCGCCCAACCCCGTTGAGTTTGGATTACAACCACGGTTCCCAACCATGGTAACCAGAGCAACTGGGCCTGCTAGAGTGTCGCAATATTATGACCCAAACATGCCAGACTATGACCCCAGAGACATTGAGCAACAGCCTCCTATTCAAGTGGCAAACGGTGGAGCCATTTACCCGATGGCATACGCAAATGGCGGCAACGTAGCCATGGAAGACTTTCAGGAAATGAACGGTTATATCAGCGGACCCGGAACTGAAACTTCAGACGACATTCCCGCTATGCTTAGCGATGGTGAGTTTGTGATGACAGGCCAAGCGGTTCGAGGAGCTGGTTCTTTCGAGCTAAACGAACAACCAGATGGTATCTTGGCTCTAGTGCCATCCAGCTCAGAGGACAGAGAGCGAGGAACCCAGCTTATGTATCAAATGATGAATGCATTTGAGAGGTATGCCAATGCAACCAGTTAAGGATTTTAACTTAAAGTTTTGTATGGGGGTCGCCTGATGAGTCAATACCCCGGATCAAACATGGATGGATCGTTTGGCTATGGCGGAGGCAGAAGCGGTGGATTTTTATCTGAGGAGGTAGCTAACCAAGGAAACCCGTACTACACAGGCGGATACGATGACTATTACGGCGGCGGCATAGGCGGGTTAGGCGACTTTGGAGGATACTACGACGACTACTATGGCGGCGGATTCGATGACTACTACGGCGGAGGTTACGAAGACCCCTACGGCGGAGGTTACGTTGACCCAAACTTTGGACAAGAAGACCCCTATGACGGCGGTTATGTTGATCCAAACTTTGGACAAGAAAGCGCTCCAGTACAAGATGATGGCTCTCAAGACCCTTACATGGCTGGCGCACAAACCGCAACCACTTCAAGAGATCCAGCGTTACAACAGCTTTTATTTGGCCTAGACGGCCAAGGCGGTTTCATCCCCGGAGCGATGGAGGCAGTTAAAAGCACGTTTTTTGACGAGCAGGGCAGACCCATCATTACGCCACAAGAAGTGGCAGGCATGTCTCAAGACCAGCTGGACGCAATGCAGGCGGCGCGTGATCTCGGTGGCGTACAAGACCGATTTTTGAGTGAGGCAGAACAAGCTTACAAGACGGGCATTGGTCAATTAGAGACAGGCCAAGAAGCCGCAAGGGGTTATGGATTACGAGGGTTAGACGCAACACAAACGGGTGTTGCTGAAGAAAGAAGATTACGCCAATCCGGTTTAGAGGGTTTACTTAGCTCTCTTGGGGAAGGACGGGATTTAGCAAGAGGTGCAACGACAGACCTTTATGGGCGCTTAGGCGAAGCCGAAGGCATACGCCGTGGAGCAACGGATGAGTTTGGCAGGCGTTTAGGTGAGGCTGAAGGCATCCAGAGGGGCGCTACAGATCAGTTTGGAAGATCTGCTGGAGATATAGCCAGAAGACAAATTGGCGCAACAGAAGGATTTGGTGGCGCTCTGGGAGAGTCAGAGGATCTGTTAAGAGGTACTACGGGCGGTTACGACCAATCAATGACTGAACAATTTTTTGACCCATACGAGGATCGTGTGGTTCAGCAAACCGTTGAAGACGCGGTTAAACAGGCTAACATTGCAGACATAGCTGATACCGCTAGAAATATACGAGCTGGAGGAGAGTCAGCCTTTGGCTCTAGGGCGCGTCTCAGCGCTGATGAGCGCACAGAAGCGCTCGGCAGGGGCTTGGCTAAAGAGATAGCAGGCATTCGCTCTAGAGGCTTTACAGAAGCTCAGAGGATGGGTACTTCTGAGTTTGCAAGACAAAAGCAGGCAGAGCGCACAGCGGCCAGCGGTTTAGCTGGAATGGCTGGACAAAGGTTAGGATCACAACAACAATTAGGCGGCGCTCTTCGAGGAATATCAGGCGATGTGTTGGGCGCTCAAAGAGGATTGGCGAGCGGCTTGGGCGCTCTTGGATCTCAACGATTTGGATCACAACAACAACTTGCTAGTGGGCTTGGGCAGACAGCAGGGCAGCGATACGGTGCTGGTACTGGCTTAGGGCAAACACTAGTGGGCTTCGGTCAGACAGGCCAACAAGCGCAAGCTGGGGCTGGACAGGCGGCGTTAGGATCGGCGGGTCAACTGGCGGGTGCATTTGGTCAGATGGGAGGACTCGAAGGCCAGATAGGACAGCAGAGATTCCAAGCGCAACAAGGCTTGGGCGGATTCATGCAAGGCCTTGGCGGACAAGCGCAGCAAGCTGGGTTATCTAATATTGGTTTACTCTCTGGTATGGGCGCACAACAACAGGCTCTACAGCAGCAGATATTGAACGCACAACGAGCAAACGCATTGCAAGCTCAGCAGGCTCCGCTACAGCAATACTCAGCGCTGTTACCGTTCATTGGAACCGCAACCCAGACAGCTGGCACACAACAAACCCAACAGCAATTTACGCCTCCGCCTAGCCCGTTAATGGCAGGGCTTGGAGTTGGTTTGAGTACGTTGGGAGGTGTTGGTAGTTTCCTTAGTCCCCCACAATATGGGATGAGGGCGCCTACATAATGGCTATTGGTAGACCTCAAATGGAAGAACAGATCGAAGGCTTTGCAGAGGCAGGCGCTGTTGAAAAAACAGATCCTTTCTCCGGTTCTATTGATCTAAGCTCGATTGATCCAAATACGTTGCGGTTGATGATGATGCAAGCTAATCAACCGACATATGAAACTAGTTTTGATAAATATCAAAAAAGACTTGCGCCTTACGCGTATCAATCTCCAAAAATGGGGATATATGATTTAGCATCTGATTTGGGTGCGGCAATACTAGCTACCCCAAAATCTGGGAATGTTTACGAGGGAATAGGCAGAGGTTTTGGAAACTTTTCCGCAAGGACTAGAGCCAATCAAGAAGCTAACGCAAAAGCCAATCAACAGATTGCTTTTCAAGCTATGAATCTTGCCATGCAAGACGAGCAAAAAGCGCAAGACTACTTGCAGCGCTATTCTTTAGAGCTACTTAAACTGGCCAATGATCCGGGCGATCTAGTTACCATTGAGTTTGACGAGATGGTTCCAAGTGTAGATGAGCAGGGCGAGCCAGTATTAGACGACGATGGCAAACCGGTCATGGTTGCTAGTGGCGTGCGGAAACAAGGGACGTTTAGAGACAACGCGACAAACAAGTCTGTAATTAACGACTTGTTAAAAAACAGAAACGGCATTCAAATTAAAAGCCCAAACACTGTAATCAACCAAGGAGAGGCTGGAGACAAAGAATACACGAAAGCCATGATCGCAAATGAAAACACCATTACAGAGGAGTCGAGAGCTGCCTCTGGCGTTATTGATCAGGTTAAGTATGCAAGAATGGTTGCAGAGCGCATAGGCGAAAGTGGTTATGGACCACAAGAAGCGTTTTTGTTGCCAATTAAAAAAATACTGGTAGGCGTTGGTTTAGACGGGATGATCGATAGTGGCAGGGTTGGCGATCAAATATTAATGAACCAGCTTGGCATTGGTTTTGCCATGGCAATTGTAGGTCAAACCAAAGGTGCTATTTCTAACCGTGAAATGGAAATGTTTTTAGCTGCATCCCCGGTTTTGACAAGCACCTACAACGGATTTATGAAACAGCTTGACTACTTAGAAAGAATAGCAAAAAGATCTGAAGACTATGCTATTGCTTACTCTGAGGAGGCTGACAGGCTTGAAGGGCTTAAATTTTCTAAAGCTAAACAAAAAAGAGGTTTGGACAGATTTGCAGCTACATGGCAGCGCAAAAACCCTATATTTGAACCTGAAGAGTTTGAAACACTTAGCGGCGTTGCCAGAGGCGAAGCCGAGGCAATCAATAAACTAGGTGTTGGCGGGGCTGGAGCTGGTATAGCTGAGGGGTTTGACGTAAGCGACAGCATACAACAATACAAACAAATACAGGCAGCGAAAGAAATTACTGGCGGCACAAGCGAAGCAAAGGTCAACATTAACACTAGCTCTGAAAATTTAGCTGAACAAATTAGTAAAGACACAAGCATGGATTTTGAAGCTAAAAAAGAAAAGCTGCAAAGAATGTTGGACGGTGGTCTGGCAGTGCCTGATTATCTTATACAAAACTTTGGACTTACGAAGTAGTCATGGCTGAAACAAACTACGACGATGAAATAGAAAAGCTTACTCAGCGAATGATGCAGAACCAGATGCAAGAAGACCGCGACTTCATGGATTATGGTCTGATGAAAGCAAGGGGTAATTTATTTTTTAGCGACGACGCAATGCTCGAATACTTTGCTTCAGAAAAGTTTCCAGACGATCCTTCGGCAGTAGCTCGCTTCAGATACAAAGATGGTGAGCTGATATACACAGACTACGATGGATCTACAAAAAAAGTATTTGAACCCGGAGAAGATATTGGTTGGTTTGAAGACTATGTATTCCCAAACATTGTGCCTACATCAACATTCGTTGCTGACGTTGGCGGTGGTTTAGCGGGGGCTACTGCTGGATTTAAAAAAGGCTTAGACCTTTCTAAAAACATAAAAAACCCCTTGGCTAAAATGGCAGTGACTTTGGGAACCACCGCAATTGGCGGTTTTGGCGGAAACTTTTTAATCGGCGGAGTTGCAAGAACTGGCCGAGAGGCGATGATTGATATGTTTTATAATCTGCCTCCTGAAGAAATCAAGGCAGCTTACGACGACTTGTTGGTGTCCTCTGGTTTTTCAGCAATCCCTTTTGGTGCTGGACCAGTTAGAAATGTAGTCAATAAATTTGTGGGGAAAGAGGACACGCTTAGATACTTGATGACTTTGCGGGAAACCAACCAAGGCATTATCGATGAAGCTGCTAAGATGGGAATTAAGCTCACATCAGCTGAAGCTTCAGACATTGGCTCAAGGGCTATAGGTATACAGTATTATCTTACTAGACAGCCTCAGATTGAATCTATAAGAAGGTTTTACGACAGCAGAGCTACTAGGACCAGAGAAGCAATTGAGGCTTTGGCAGAAAGCTTTGGAAGCATGAAGCAACAGTTTGGCGATGTGAACGCTAGAGTATCGGCGGCTGGAAAACAAGCAATAGAAAGACTTGCGTCAAAACGAAAAGAACGAGCCACAAAACTATACGACTCTATTCGTAATGCTCCAGAGCCTGTTTTGGTGGATACCACTCCTTTAATTAAAAAAATTGATGATCAGCTATCAAACACAGAATTAGATCCTGATGTGATTGAATCATTAACAGCTTTTAAAAATCTTTTGTTTGATACAGAAGGGAAACAAATACAAAACATGATGGCACTGCATGATCGCAGAGCCGGATCAATTGAAAACCTAATCAAAGCGAATATAGGCACAGATCAAGGTTCAAAGCTTATCTCATTAAGAGAGGATCTGACTACTTTGTTTGATGCGGCAGACGACACATATCGTTTGGCCAGAAGAGTGTACGATCCTACAAAGCCATCTTTACAAATGGTTGAGTCTTCAGCGATAGGAAAGCTTTCCAGAGTTATGACTGACAAGGCAAGCGCTAAAGCTGTAAAAGATTTGTTTGACCCTAATGTATCAATACAGTCTGCAAGAAACGCTAAACGTGTGCTTAGAGCGGTAGATCCAGAAGCTTACAAAGACGCTAAAAAGTTTTTTGTTATAGATAAACTTGATGATTTGATGCGTCAAAATATCGATCAGGGTCTTCCTCAATTTCAACAATTTTTTGCAAAAAGCAAAACAAACAAGCTTATGCGAGAAATGTTAGAGCCAGAAGAATATGCCAACTTTAGTCGCTTGATCGAGATGGTTGGAAAAGCTATGCGCGTATCAAAAGGCGGATCAGATACACAACCCTTACAGTTAATTGAAAAGCAGCTGATGGAAGATACGGCTGGATTGGGCATGAGAACCACTAAGTTTTTGTTATCGGGGCTTCGTATATTTGGTAGAACGCTGAATGGCACTATAGGCGATGACATGATTCGCAACATTAACATGAAGCAGGCAGACGCCTATTATCAAACTTTGGCTGATGTCTTGTTTGATCCTGACTCAATAGCTGACATACAGAAAGCTTACGATTACCTAGATACTTTTGACTTTGGAGTAAAACAAGCAGTCACCAGAGGCGCTGCTGAGGTTGTTGACAAAATTACATCAGAAGATGAGGCCTACAAACCCACACAAGGCAAGCTTGACGAGATGATCCAGCAAAGAATTGAACAAACTCAAGATTCTCTTAATGATCCGCAAGGCTCTCTAGATGTAGATATTTTCGAGGGCGTAATGCCGGGACAAACTGGAGCGCCGTTAGATTTTGATCCATCCATGTCTCCCACAATATTGCCTAGGGATGATGACAGGGAACTTGCTATGCGGTTACGCGCCAGACGATCTGGCATTGGCGGTTTAGTCTAGATCCAACTCGCCTTGTGGCTCAGATTCATGAGCTAAGATGACGGCGCTATCTACATCGTAATTAAACTCATAACCCATGTACTGTTCGCCGCCAACTTGTATGACAAGGTTACGTGATATCAAACGCATGAGTGCCGCCTGATGGTGGAGGGTGAGCCTTGAAAACAAATCGATCACTTCCTTTGCTTCAAGGACTGGCTGGTAAGTCTGGGGAACAGGCTTCTTTCGCTTGAACAAATTCATGCGCTCACTTCTTCTGGGAATATAATTTTGTGTTCTCTTTCGATCAAAACCTTCAACTGATCTATCTTGGTTCGACGCTCGCTGTTACAAATTTCCTGAAGCATATTGTAGGTGCGAACATCCAGAGCCAAAGACTTTCTAGTCTTAGTGTTTACCTCTTCAACGTCATTCATAATATTACTTTGGTAAGTTACAAGTTGTAGATCATTTTATAAATATTTGCGACAATATGCAAACATGTATGTACTAAAGAACTACATGCTCTCGATGCAGAGCCATTGGATGATTAATCAGAACACGTATCAAGCCGTGCAAGATTCACTGCCCACGATCACACGCTACATGGCTCAGCGTGGCATGGATAAGATGGAGCGCACGCCGATTCAGAAAATGTTGAAGAACCCGTTTCCTGATGTCTACACCATGCCCATCTTCAGGCGAAGCTGGTGCAAGATGATGTGCGAAGAGATCGAGCATATGAAAAAGGAGTTTGGGTTTGAATCTAACTCAAGCGAGGATGACCTGCGGCAGATCCCTGAGATTGTGTTGAGGGAGAGATGCCCAGAGCTTTATACCAACATGTGGTTTGTAGTTCGCAACGTGATTGATCCCATCATTATGTCAATCTGGCAACGTAGTTGCCCGGACCCTGCAAGCATTCAGATTGCTAACTACAATCTAGCTGAGACAGAAATGGGGCATTGGCATCATGACGAGTCATCAGACATCTCTGTGGTTGTTCCATTGAACACGGGATCATACACAGGCGGCGGCACAGAGTTTCATAACTTTGGCAAGCTCAAGCCATTGCCTAACGGCCATGGTTTAATCTTTCCTTCCTTCACCCACAACCATCGAGGCCTGACCGTCAGTAAGGGCGATAGGTATCTGCTGGTCTTCTGGCTCTACAATAAATCCCGTGTCGTTGATCTGATCCAAGCTAATCCATAACTCCACTAAAAATTAACTGAAAATAGTTGTATAAATTTTTATAAACTTGTAGACATGGACACGGGATTAGTTCATAATACTCCTGAATTGATAAATAACTAACCGGAGATAAAAATGAACGGAGCTTTAAAAATTAACACTAGGCAGGTTGTGGAAGGATCAAGAAAGCAACACGCTTGGTGCGATACTTGGACTGAGTCAATTGACTTTGTTTTTGATGGAGAGGTTACTGACGCAGTTTGCGAAAGAATTGTAAAAGCAATGCACTCTGCAAAAGTTTTGAGGCCAGCACAAAGTTCTCGCGGAGCTTTGCGTTATAGAGATGCTGACAAAGTTGCCAGCATTGATGTAGTAAACAAAAAGGTTTTTATCTCTTGTGTCCAAAACATTTGCGACTAACTCAAACACTTTTTACAAGGGCCACGCAAGTGGCCTTTTTTTTGCCTAAAATAAATTGTATAAATTTTTATAAACTTGTAGACATGGACACGGAAATAGCGTATATTTATATCCATCAACTGAACGAACCGGAGATAAAGATGGGAAACAAAAGAGACATTAAGAAAGAGATCACTGACCAGATCATTGATCTTATGAAGACGCATGGCTCTAACTGGACTAAGCCTTTCGCGGACTTGGCTGGCGCTCCAGTCAACGCAAAGACTGGACGCAAGTACACTGGCGTTAACTCTTTGTGGTTAGGTCTTCAAGGCCAAACCTACTGGGCTACCTTCAAGCAGTGGAACGATCTTGGCGCTAAAGTTATTAGCGGACCCGGATCTGCTACTTACATCTCAGTGCCAATCATCATTAAGGACAGGGAAGACCCTACCAAGGTTGTTAAAATTTTGTTCAAGGGCGCGGCTGTATTTTCATCAGCGCAGGTTGAGGGTTGGGAGGAGCCTGTCGTTGACGCGGTTGACTCAACTGTCCAGCTTGAAGAAGTGGACCAGTTTATCGAAAACACATCTGCTGAGATTCGATTCACTTCTCAGGGACGCGCTTACTACCATCGTTTGACTGACTCGATTCACATGCCTAACCGTGAAAACTTTTCAGGCACTGCTGACTCTTCAGCTACTGAAAACTTTTACGGCACTCAGCTTCATGAGCTGATTCACTGGACTGGTTCTGACAAAAGACTGGACCGAAAGAAGGGTGCTTCATTTGGAGATGAGGACTACGCTTACGAAGAATTAATTGCTGAGATCGGCGCGGCCATGGCATGCGCTGAGCTAGGAATTAGCCCAGTGGTAAGAGCGGATCACGCTCAGTATGTAGCCAGCTGGTTACAGGCTTTGGGCGACGACAAGAGCTTTATCTTCAACGCGGCGAAGGAAGCTCAAAAGGCGCTGGAGTATCTCCAGTCGCTACAACCAGAAACTGAAACTGAACAGGAGGCGGCGTAAGCCGTCCTCCACTACCG